TCTGACAACACTTTAAATGTTGTACCATCATAAATGAATGGATAGTTTGTACCGTCTACACCAACTATCTTATCAGTATTGCTAAGTCTATATTTACTAATTCTAGTTTTATAGCTGCTTGTTCTATCAGCAGATAACCAAGTGACAGCTGCATTATCTGCTGGACTTGATGCCAATGCTGGATTGATGGAGACAGTGGCTGCAGTGGAGGTAACAGTAGGAACAGTTAACACTGTATACACTTTCTCAATGCCAGCAATACTAAAGGTATCACCAATTTGTGGAGCCTTAATCAATCCATCAATAGCAACAGTGGAGCCTGTCTGACCTCCTCCATTAACAAGCACTGTGCCATAATGAGGCACACTAATTTTAGTAAAGCCTGTACCAGTGGTGCTATAAATATCAGCATTCCTAGCAGCAATGACAGTGTTGTTCCAAGCAGATATACCCTTCACTGTTCCTGTATGGGAAGTGAATGTAACAGCAGCCTTATCTGCTGGACTAGAAGCTAAAGACGTTGTGAGCGTCACTGTAGCAATCTTATATGTGGAGACATAAGATACACCAGCAGCAGCAATTGTGTATGTGCCTGTAACGCCAGCAATAGTAAAAGTGTCTCCAACGGATGGAGAAGTTAATATATTAGAGATGATTAGTGTAGTACCAGTCTGACCACTCCCCTGCACTTTAGGATTACCATAAGCAGGAACAAAGGCATTATCATATTTGTTATAGCCTTCAATACGCATATAGCCACCATCCACTGAAGGCTCAAAATTCTTTAAGAGCCTTGCGCTTCCGGGTGCTTGAGTGCCTTGCTGTAGTGGAGAAAGATTTGAAACCAATCCACCACGGAACTCAAAGGGATACGTCTGCCAACCGTCAGCCATTATTTAACCCTATCTCCAACCCAGCCAAAGGCAGTGGATTGTGTGATTGCAGTGGACTGCATATATACATATCTATTGATAAGAAGAATTCTCATCTTCTTAATACCTTCTTCAAACTTATTCTTAGCAATGTTTGCTGCTTGTTCATTACTTCTAAACATGTAAGCATATACATATAGAAGATCTACTAGTGCTGATAGAAGTGCTTTAGTGGAGTAGGAGTTTAATAATGTCTTTTCGATGGCCCAATAAAGATCCAGATGAAACTTTAGACTACAGTGTTGACTGGTCTAGATGGCTTAATGGTGCGACCATCTCCTCTGTAGTTTGGTATGTGGATAACTCTTCTGGAGTAAAGACAGCTTTACCCGCAAGCAACACTGTTAACGGTTTACAAAATGTTGCTCAAACTATTAGTGGTGGAGTGGCTACAATTAATTTAGGTTTAGGCACAAACAATACTGAATATAAAATCTATTGTAATATGTCTGACAGTAGTGGTAGTGTAGCTGAGCGTGTTATTAGATTGAGGATTAAGGAACAATAATGGCATACAATTTTCTTGATCTAGTTAATGAAGTGAATAGAAGGCTCAATGAAGTTGAGCTTACTTCTAGTAATTTTCCCACTGCTGTTGGCTTCTATGCACACAATAAAGATGCAGTGAATGCTGCCATTAGAGACATCAACCATATCCACCATGAGTGGCCTTTCAATCATGTGTTAGCAGAAGAAACACTAACGGCTGGTATTATCCGTTATGCTTTTCCTACTGATGCCAACACCATAGACTTTGATACTTTCCGTATTGAAGAAAGCACAACATTCAATAATAAGACACAAAAGCTAACTATTCTTGCATATGAAGACTACTTGTCTAAATACATTGATCAAGAATATACAGCAGATACAAGCAAACGGGATGTTCCTGCTTTTGTATTTCATGCTCCTAGCTTAGAGTTTGGCATGGTTCCTGCACCTAAAGATGCCTACACTTTATATTATGAATACTACAGAATACCTGTAGACTTGTCTTTATTTTCAGATGTTCCTTCTATTCCTGAAAGATTTAGACATGTAATTATTGATGGTGCAATGCACTATGCATATTTATTTAGAAGTAATGAACAAGCATCTAGCATGGCTAAAGCTAAGTTTGAAGAAGGTGTCAAACGTATGCGTACTATGTTAGTTAATAGATATACATACATGAGATCAGGAATGCTTATTCCATCTAAAGCTACGGCTTTTGGCGATAGGGTGAACTGATGGCAGACTTATGGCAGACTTATGCTTTTGAATTTAAGGGTGGCTTGCTCTCTAGCTTGTCGCCTTTACAGCAAGGTATTAATGCTCCGGGCAGTGCTCGTCTGTTAAAAAACTTTGAGCCTTCTACAGATGGTGGATATAGAAGAATAGAAGGTTTTAGTAAATATGACAGTGCTTTTGTTCCAGCTTATGGCCTACCTAAAGTACATGGTAGTGGTCAAACAGGAACAACACTTGTCTTAGGAAATATATTTACTGCTCCTGTTGCTGGAGACACTCTTACCATCGCTGGTGTCACAGGAACATATACAATAGCTAGTGCTGGTGTTTCTTATGACAGCACAAATAAAAGAGTTACATTAACACTAACAACATCTATGGCTAGCAGCCCTGCTGATAAAGCCGCTGTAACTTTTACTTCTCATACAGGTGTTGTTAACGGTGTGGCAACGTGGGAAAGCACTGTCATTGCTTACAGAAATAATGATGTTTATAAGTCTACAGGTAGTGGTTGGACAAAGATTAATATTCCCTCATATGGCACTGTGTTAGTTAATGGTGCTAGTCAAACAGGAAGTAGTCTTGCTGTAGATGGATTGACAGATGTTCCTCAAGTAGGGGATACGTTTTCTATTGCAGGCGTAGAGAAAATCTACACTGTCACAGCAACTCCCACTGTCACAAGTGGTGGTGCTACACTAGCTATCAATCCTGCTCTAGCTAGTAGTCCTGCTGATAACGCAGCCGTTACTTGGCTATCTGTAAACTACACTGGTGGTATTAAACTTAGAACAGCTAAATATAGAACTAACAGTGTTGATAAAATTGTAGGTGTAAATGGAACAAACTATCCCTTTATTTGGGACGACACCACTTTTACTTCGTTGGACACTAATACTGATTTGTTAGGTGCTGATTTTGTAGTGTTTCATAAAAATCAATTGTTCTTTGTAAATGAAGACAAGCTTATTTTTTCTGCTCCCTATACAGACACTGATTTTACAGCAGCTAACGGCGCTGGTGTTATTAGTGTTGGGGCAATAATAACAGGCATCATTGTTTTTAGAGAAGCTTTAATTATCTTCACTGATAAAAGTATTAGCCAACTTGCAGGAAACACAGTATCAGATTTCAATCTTCAACCAATTACACGAAATGTAGGCTGTGTAGCTAGTGACACCATACAAGAGATAGGTGGAGACATTATGTTCTTAGGCCCAGAAGGTTTAAGACTATTAAGCGCAACAGATAGAACAGGCGATTTTAACTTAGGTGTGGTATCAAAGCCTATACAAGCAGAAGCCACTGAGCTTATATCTTCTAGTAGTAGTTTTGCTAGCGTTGTTATTAAACAGAAGTCTCAGTATAGACTTTTAGGATATAATGCTTCTGTTACAACAGAAAGTGCTAAAGGTATTTTAGGCACTCAAATGGTTGGGGATAATACCAGCACTATTTCTTGGGCTGAGACAGTGGGCATTAAAGCGTATGTAGCAGACAGTAATTATATAAATCAAACAGAAACTATTATATTTGCCCACTCTGATGGGTATGTCTATCAGATGGAGAGTGGTAATAGTTTTGATGGTACTAATATTTTAGCTAGCTTTGCCACTCCATATGTTCCAGTTAATGATCCAAGAATTAGAAAAACTTTTTATAAGCTGTTTTTATATACAGACCCACAAGGATCTGTAAATATGTCAGCTAATTTAAAGCTAGACTTTGATGATTTTGGAAGCATACAACCAGAAACTATTTCTTTGTCTAATGTGAATAGTAGTAGTGTTGGTTTCTATGGAACCAGTACAGCTAAGTATGGTGCTACAAAATATGGTACAAAGCTTAAGAAGCTGTTTCAAACACAAGTAATTGGAAGTGGTTTCTCTGTGTCATTGCAATTTGTTTCAGATGGTACAGACCCCCCTTTCTCATTAGACGCTGCTACGTTAGAATATTCTAACCATGACAGGCGTTAATGTGGTAAAACTGTTAGGCATTTATTAAGGAAATAACATGGCAGGATATACAAGAGTAGACACTATCAATAACATTGCAGACGGTAATGTTATTAATGCTGCTGATTTAGATGGGGAGTTTGATGGCGTTCAATCTGCCTTTAATGCTTCTACAGGCCACAACCATGATGGCACTGCTGGTGAGGGTGCTCCAATCCTTGCGCTTGGCCCTACGCAAAATGTAACAATTTCTGCCTCTGTTCTTGGTGTTGCAACTACTAACACTGTTGACTTAGGCACAAGTTCTTTAAAATTTAAAGACTTCTATTTAGCTGGTGCTGCTTCTATTGGTGGTGCATTAACATATGGTGGTGTCACATTAAGTAGCGCCGTAACAGGCACTGGCAACATGGTGTTGTCGGCCTCTCCTACATTGACAGGAACAATTACAGCAGCTGCTGCTACTTTTTCTGGAAACGTAACCCTTGGCGATGCCGATACTGACACCATCACAGAAAATGCGTCATATGTCGCAGGCACTCAGCTTAAGTCAGCAAAGACAGCAACCAATACGTTAAATCTCGCCGCTTATGACACAGACGGCACAGCATACACAAACCTAATTACGTTAACTGCCAGCACTACTCCTACACTTGCACTTACTTCGATAGGTGTGGGCACGATTAATAATATGTCCATTGGGGCAACGACTGCAAGCACTGGAGCTTTTACTACTTTGTCAGCTACAGGTAATACGACCATAGGTGCTGCTGACACTGATACCATCACTCAAGCGGCCTCCTATGTTACAGGCACAGTTTTAAGGTCTGCAAAATTAGCAACCAACACACTCGCCCTTGCTGCTTATGATGTGGATGGTGCAGCCTATACCAACTTAATTACGTTGACTGCGGCTAATGCACCAACACTGACGTTAACATCAACGGGCGTAGGCACAATCAATAACATGTCTGTTGGTGCAACCACAGCATCAACAGGAGCATTCACCACGTTGTCTGCTACAGGTGCAGTAACCTTTAACACGACTACCAATTCCCAGTCATATACCACCACAGGCGCAGGCACAATTGCGATCAGTTCAGGCACTGCTGGTACTATTAACAATATGTCTATTGGTGCAACAACGCCTCTTGCCGGTACGTTTACTACGTTGTCTTCTACAGGCAATACAACTATTGGTGACACCGCAGCAGACACTATTACTGTAAACGGGCAGTTTGTAACAGGTACAGTTTTAAGGTCTGCCCAAGCAGCCGCCAACACCCTCGCACTTGCTGCTTATGATGTGGATGGTACAGCCTATACAAACCTAGTCACACTAACTGCGGCTAATGCACCCACACTTGCATTGACTTCTACAGGTGTAGGCACAATCAATAACATGTCTATTGGTGCAACAACAAGAAGCACTGGCGCTTTTACTACCGTTGGTATTGGCACAAGTTCCCCTTCAGTTAACCTTGAAGTGTCTGGCAGTAACAACTCCACTTGGTCGGCCAGCACCACTACAATTTCTGGCACAACATTAAGCATTGGTGGATCAGTAACTGGCACGATTGCTATTGGTGATTTGGTTTTTGGTCCGGGCGTACAGCCATACACTCGCATTACTGCTGGTTCTTCAACTTCATGGACTGTAAGCGTTTCACAAACTATTTCTACCGCTATCACAGTTGTTGGCGGTGCAACATACGGCAATACGCTTATTAGAATAACTGATACAGATACTGGTCAAGATAC